TTTCGGAGAACAACCCGACGGACGAGATATTAGAGATGTTTCCGCTGGAGACATTCCTGATGCCGACCTCCTCGTTGGAGGATTCCCTTGCGCGACTTTTTCAGTTGCAGGAAAGCGAACAGGATTTTCCTTGGATGACACCCGAGGGACACTCGCTTTTGAAATGTTTAGACTCGCTCGCGACAAAGGGATACCGTACTTACTCTTTGAGAATGTTAAAGGACTCCTCAATCACGACGGAGGAAGAACCTTCGAAATTATCCTCGAGGTCTTGGATGGCATGGGGTATGACTGTCAATGGGAATTGCTTGACAGCCAAAATTTTGGCGTCCCGCAACACCGAGAAAGGATATTCCTTATCGGACATCTTAGAGGAAAACCCCGACCAAAAGTATTCCCTATCGGCAGAGCAAGTAGAAGCAATGATGAAACGAACACGCAAGAACGAAAAGGAAGGGAGGGGCTTTTCTCCAACATTTCTCCGACCCTAGATGCTCATTACTACAAAGGTGGTAACGCTAGGCAGTATGTAGTTCAAACAGAATCTCGAAGAGATAAAGAAATGAGAACTTATACAGAGGGAGTTGTTCCAACGCTGACAGCACAAATGGGAACAGGAGGCGGAAATGTTCCGTATGTCCGACCAATGTTAGATGTAGCAAGAGTAAACAAATCACCAAACGGGAGACTTATCAAAGATGATGGCGACCCTATGTACACAATAACAGCGCAAGACCGTCACGGAGTTCAAATCGGGGACGAGGATGGCTTTGCGATTAGAAAACTAACTCCCTTGGAGTGCGAGCGCCTTCAAGGATTACCCGATGGATGGACGGAGTTCTACGATGACGGACGACGAGTTTCAGATTCCGAAAGATACGAGCGGTGCGGACGCACAATCACAATTCCTGTTGTGGAAGCGATTGGTAGAAGGCTTCATGAGTTCTACTGAGCCGTTCTCATTCGACACCATTGAAAACTTTGATGACCATATCGCTCAGTCAATCCCAAACTATCACACGCTGACCGAAGCAATCTGTGACTTGAGTACATACTTCATGACCGAAGATACTCAGGTAATTGACCTTGGCTGTTCAACTGGCAAACTTTTAGAGAGACTCCCTCACCGTGGTAGAAAAGTTGGAATTGATATAGCCGATAATCTTTTACCTGAGTCCCATGATGAAACTCTTTATGTTCGCAAAGACCTAAGAGCCTTCAACGATTTTGGTAAATCAAGTTTAATTCTTTCTAACTTTACCCTTCAATTTATTCCATACGAGGACAGACCAAACATCCTAAGTGCCATCTATGAATCTCTAGTTGAGGGTGGGGCTTTTGTATGGGCTGAGAAAGTCAGAGAAGAATCGGGTGAACTCGAGCAAGTAATCCATGGCGCTCACTATGACTTCAAGCGTAAAGCCTTTAGCGCTGATGAGATATTAAACAAAGAGCGCGACCTTCGACCTATCATGAAGGTGAACACTTCTATGAGAAATCAGATATTGGCAGAGAACGCAGGATTCACAGTTGGCACAATGTTTTGGAAGTTCTTTAACTTCGAAGCGTGGATATACATTAAATGAAAGCAAACATAAAAGTTGGACAAGTTGCTTCAGTAGCACTTAATACCCTTGAGAGTTACCCAACGAATCCACGCAGAGGCGACATTGAGGCGATTGCTCAGTCACTCAAAGCCCATGGGCAGTATCGTCCGATTGTTGTTCAGTACGGAACGAATTTTATCTTGGCTGGTAATCACACTTACAAAGCGGCGAAGAAACTTGGCTGGAAAAAAATTAAGATAACTTATATTGAGGTAGATGAAGAGAGCGCTCGCAAGATTGTCTTGGCTGATAATCGGCTGACCGACTTAGCCACATATAACGAACCGTTACTTAAGAGTTTATTGACCGCACTCCCTGAACTTGAAGGAACAGGCTTCACTCAATCTGAGGTTGATACTTTAGATAGACTGATGAATGGCAAAGACAAAGACAATGTAGGCGGTTCTAAGTCTTTACCTAGCGACCCTGAAGTAAAGATTAGCGCTTGGAGGTTCACAGTCGAGATGGAGGCTTACAAGGCTTGGAAAGAGCAACTCTATGTAGATGCTCCAACCAAACAGAAAGCCATCAAAGAGATTAAAACCCGATTGGGATTACCTGAACGCAAACCAGTTGAGCCTGAGCCAAACGGTGAGCGCTCAAATGTCAAAGCCACAGATATTGAAACAGTCTCAATCAATGAGATTAAGGTTCATCCACTTAATCCAAGAGAAGGCGACATCGGTTCAATCATCGAGTCCCTTACACACATGGGTCAATACCGACCTATCGTGGTTAATAAAACAACCAAACATATTCTCTCAGGGAATCACACCTACCAAGGTGCGGTTCAGTTAGGGTGGGAGAAAATCGCCGTTCATTGGGTTGATGTTGATGATGTAGAGGAAATCAAAATCCTCATCGTTGATAATCGAACCTCTGACTTGGCAACCTACGACCCACAGGAGTTGAACAAACTTCTTACCAGTACAGGCTTGCGGGGAACAGGCTTTAGTTCTGAGGAAGTGGCTGAAATCCTTGCAGGAGGAAAATCTAAGCCTGGGCATATTCCTGTGGGTCGCACAACAATTCGGGTAGGCGAACACAATATGAGAGTTCATACCGAGGATTTGAATGAATGGGCTAACACGATAAATGGCTGGAAAGATGTGGCTGAGTTATTATTTATCCCCATAGAGGCTTGTGAAGTCGAGGAGAATTAAATGAAACTACTAGGGTTTGAGATAACCAAACTAGAGAGCAAGTCTGATAAAAAGACTGTTAATTGTTACCATTGCGGTAAAGAGTTCCAAACTGGTGTTAATAACATCCGAACCTATAACTATTGCTCAAGTTGTTAAGAGGGTAGAATAAACCCATGGAGAAAAAGATAGGCAAGTATTGGTTTTGTTGGGGACGAACAAGCGGATTCGCTCTAGGCTTCAACATCTCTAAATACAACTGGGGAATTGAATTAGGGTTTTGGTACATAGGGCAGGAGTTCTAATGTTTGCAATGGGATTCCGATATGCCGTAATAGCGACAATGATATTTGCGTTTATCTTTATGGCTTATGTAGTCGCTGAGGAGATTATTGAATGGTGGCAGAACAGGTGACAACAGCCGTAGTAAAGAAACAAGCCTCAAAGCCAAAGCCTAAAACTGGTGGGCGAGCGCTGATACTTCTTGATGAGGTAAAGCGAGACGAGTTAATTAACTTGATTGTTCTTGGTATGCCAGTAAACAAAGCGGTAGCCATGGTAAACATCTCTGAGTCCACTTTCTATAACTGGATGAGCCGAGGAATGGTAGAGCGGGACAGGCTGGCAACGATTCCTGATGCTAAACCTAAACCCGAGGAGAAAATCTATTTGGAATTTTTGGAGTCTCTCACACGGGCGCGAGCGGAGGCAATCGCTAAAAAGGTTGCAGTTATATCCAGCGCGGCGAGTCAAGGAGATTGGAAAGCATCGGCTTGGTGGTTAGAGCGTCAAGTCCCTGAAGATTTTGGTCGTGTCGATAAGCAAGAAGTCTTGAGTCATTCTGTGTCAGAGGTTAGAGTTACAGTCACCATGGGAGAACTACAAGAGAAGATAGCCAAGGTTTTAGAGTCCCGTAAAACAAAGAGCGCTTAACTTATGACCGAGAGACTTCTCGATAAGTTCCTCGAAAGCGATTCCAATAAACAGGCTGAGTTGCTGGCGATGCTTACACCTGAAGAGCGTCATGCCCTATTAGTAATCCTTGATGCTGAATTAGATAACCCTTGGGCTAGATGGCAAGGCGACCCAGTAGGTTTTGTTGAGCAAGGGCTAGGCGAAACCCTATGGAGTAAACAAAAAGAGATTCTTAATTCCCTGTTAGTAAATAAAAGAACGGTAGTTCCTGCTTGCCATGCGCCTGGGAAATCTCACTTAGCGGCGAGAGCAGTTGCTTGGTGGCTATCAACACATGCGGCGGGTACAGCGGTAGCAATTACAACAGCGACTACACACCGACAAGTTAGAAACATTATGTGGCCGCATATTCGAAGAGTTCACGCTAAACATAACCTGCCTGGGGAAGCCGATACGGTTCAATGGAAGATTAACGGAACAGTAGTTGGATATGGATTTAGTCCAAGCGCTCATGATGAAACAGCGGTTCAGGGTATTCACGCACCTAACTTGCTCGTAGTAGTTGATGAGGCTGGAGGTTTATCAGACACCATCGGCGGAGCGCTGGAATCCCTGATGACGGGTGGCAATACAAAACTACTTGTCCTTGGTAACCCTCCAACAGATACAGAGCAAACATGGTTCGAAAGAATCTGCTCGAGTCCGCTTTACAGCATCATTCCAATTAGCGCTTATGACACACCAAACTTTACGGGTGAGCCAACTGGTAGATGTCGCTCATGTCCTGACTACATAGAAGCCCACGAAGTTAGAACGCACCTAGTCGATGAAACTTGGGTCGCTGATGTCATCTCTGAATTCGGTGAGGATTCTCCATTCGTTGAAGCCCGTGTAATGGCGCAATTTCCTAAGTCAAGTACGGGCAAGGTAATTCCTTTTGCTTGGGCTGAGATGGCAACAGAGAATGAAGAGCCGATTGAATCTAAGATAATTAAACTTGGAGTTGATATTGCATCAGATGGTGGAGATGAATTTGTTATTGCTCGATTAGATGGCGGAGCAGTCAGCATTGTCCATCGCTCATCAGGTAAGCAAAATGCTAACGCAGTTGATGTGGCTGGCGTAGTGATGCGAGAGATTGAAGCCTGTATCAAGATTCATCAAGAACGAGAAGTACGGGACAGAGTTAGAGTCAAGGTCGATACCATCGGATTAGGTTGGGGCGTTGTCTCCATGCTGGACAGATGGTGCAAAGAGCGCTCGCTACCCGCTGACATCATCGGAGTCAATGTAGCCGAGAAGCCTAAAGACCAAGCCAAGTTTAAGAATCAAAGAGCGGAGATGTGGTGGAACGCTCGGCAGATGGTTCAGCCTAAAGATGGCAAACAGGATATTAGATTAAATGTAGATAGGTTCGTGCTATCTCAAATGGCAGGTCCAACATATACATCGGATGCTTCAGGTCGAGTTGTTATTGAATCTAAGATAGACATGAAGAAAAGAGGCGTTGCTTCTCCTGACAGAGCCGAGGCAGTTTTGTTAGCCCTTT